GAGAGTGTATTCCACTTTCTTGAAACTCCAAGATTACTAGATGTCATTGTAAGAACTGCTGGTTCCCATGTTTCATCTTTCTTAACTAAAACAAAGTGTTCTGCGGTATCAACTATTTGGTTTTCTCCGAGAAATGCTTTTTTAGTTTTAGGATCAACAGTCGTACCTTCAGGTTTCATATCATGCACTGCAACTAATCCACCTCCACTTTCTCTTGGTACCCACTCTACATAAGATTTTCTGTATCCACATGGTATAACTATAATACCTTCTGAGTCATATAACTGATTAGTAACAGTATTGAAGATATGACCTTCCTCTGCACCTTCTATATATTTCTCATCTTTCTTTTTTCTTTGTGGTGATCCTGATTGAACGATTGCTAATCTTGGAATAGTAATATCATCATTACTAACATTTTCTAATCCACGACCAGCTGCTTTTACAATTAAATCTGCTGAAATGTCTCCACTTGCAACTTCGTTCTTTGATTTAACTGCAACTTGTTTGTCTGCCATTTTATTTCTCCTTTCCGAGTTTAACTTTTGCTATACTGGCTTCGTATACAGAAAAATATTCTTCTGGTAATGTTTCACCAAGACTATATCTTTCTTTAGCAAAAGCTTTTAATGTGCCAGCATGAACTGAAGACTTTTCATCATAAGGTATATTCTTAAATTTTTTATTTAAGACTTTTATAAGTTTATCAGCTTCATCATACTCGCCTTTAGCGAAACTAACTTTAATATCGTGTTTAATTAGTTCGCTGTGACCATTTTCTTCTAACCATTTAAGAGCACCTGCTCTTTTATCTTCTGGTATAGAACAAAATAAATCGTCTTTGACTGAAATTTGACTTCCGTCTGATAAATCAAATCTAGTCATATTATTACATGATGCCATAGCATCAGGTAACTCTCTTTCTTCAATCTCACGAATTTCAGCTTTCAAAACTTTAAGTCTTTCTTCTTCTTTCGCAAGGTTCTTTTTCTTTTCCACAAGTTTATTTCCAATAGCTGTAACTACTTCTAGTCCACCTTCTGGTAACTTTTCTTTTTTCTTGTGTTTCTCTACTGAATCAAATATCCAGTTTTCTTTACTCATTGCTTTCTCCTTTCTGATATAGATCAATCTTTACATTGTAATAGCATTGATTTTCTCTATCCCATTTTAGCATATTTACTTTTCCATTATTAACATCTGCTGCAGCCATAGACGCAATTCCAATTGCAACTGGATCTCCCATTGCAAGTAAAAAATCGTTATCACTAAAATCTTTTAATTTATTTTTTAGCAATCTGACTACAGGAGAAGGTGAAAGAGTAATTTGTCGACCGGGTGGTAACATAGGAATTAATTCTCCAAAGCGACCAGCACCTATGACATTTACATTAGGATTTTCTTGCACAATGTAAACTTTAGCCATAATGTTCTCCTTTCTCATTTTTATTATTTACTTATAGTATAAAAGTTATATAAAGTAAAATATTAATTAGAAAACAGAAAGATTAAATGCAAGTTAAATTTACTAATGAAGTTGATTTTATAAAATATAAATTTAAAACTAAACCTTATAAACATCAGTATGATGCATTTGTAAAATCAAAAGATAAAAAAGCATATGCCCTGTTTATGGAACAGGGAACAGGTAAGTCTAAAGTAGTAATAGATAATATAGCTTATCTTTATAGAGAAGGTAAAATTAATTGTGCTGTTATTGCAGCACCTAAAGGTGTTTATCGTAATTGGATAGCTTCAGAGTTTAATACTCATATGCCTGATGATGTAAAAAGTTTTACAGATGTTTGTATATGGAGTCCTAATGAAACTAAAACTAATATTGAAACACTGACTAATTTTTTAAATCCTTCGCATAAATTAAAATTTTTTATAATAAATATAGAAGCTCTATCTACTGACAAAGGAAAAAATTATTTAAATAGATTATTAAACATTACTAATTGTTTTTGGACTATTGATGAAAGTAGTAATATTAAAAATAGAACTGCAAGAAGAACTAAAGCTTGTTTAAAGTTAGGTAAACTTGCAAAGTATAAAAGAATATTAACAGGTACTCCAGTGACCCAAGGTCCATTAGACTTGTGGGCTCAAATGCATTTTTTAGATGAATACATATTACAAGCCAGTTTTTATGCTTATCGAAATACTTTTTGTGTTATGCGAAGAAGAAGAACATCTACACATAGTTTTGATGAAGTTGTCGAATATCAAAGACTAGATGAATTACAAGAAATATTAGAAGAACATAGTTTTAGAGTAACTAAAGAAGAATGTTTAGATTTACCACCTAAAATACGACTAAAAAGAGAAATAGAGCTTACTCGTGAGCAGAAGCTCATGTATCACACATTGAGAAAACGAGCTATATTAGAACAGTCTAAATTAGTGACTGCGCCTCTCGTAATCACACGAATATTAAGGTTACAGCAGATATTATGTGGATTTATTAAATATGACGATGGAACTGAAGAAATTATAAAAGGAACTAATTCTAGGCTTCAAGAACTATTAGATGTACTTGAGGAGACAACTGGTGGAGTAATTATATGGGCTACATATCGTAATTCAATTAAATTGATTCGTGATACTCTAGCTAAAAAATATGGAGCTAGTAAAGTTGCTACATTTTTTGGCGATACTCCTGCAGAAGAAAGACAAAACATAGTTGAAAGATTTCAAGCTGGTGAAATTAAATATTTTATAGGTCAACCTAGAACTGGTGGTTATGGTTTAACTTTAACTAAAGCTAAAACTGTTATCTATTTTAATAATACTTATGATATGGAAGTTAGACTTCAATCAGAAGATAGAGCACATAGAATAGGTCAAACTGATAGTGTAACTTATATAGATTTTGTATGTCCTAAAACAATTGATGAAAAAATATTACAAGCTTTAAGTACTAAAAAGAAATTAGCTGATCAAATTACAGGCGATAATTGGAAAGAGTTATTTCTTTAATTTTTTCTTTTTACACTGACATCGTGGTCCGAAAAGTTTATTACCAATCCATTCAGAAATAAAATCTAATCCAGAAAAAAATTTATATAAATACTTGTCTATCATTTTGGTTTTTTCATTATATCAGCACCTTTTAAACCATAGATAGCTGAAACTACACCAATAAATAAAGCTTGATACCAAAATGGCATATTATTAAATTGATCAAAAAATTTATCTACTTTAGCCATAATTTCTGGATCATCAGAAAAGATAGACCATATTAATAACATAACAGGTGCCGACACCAATATCAACACAAACTCATCTTTCCATCCCTGTTGATTATTTTGTATGACTGCTTTTTTATATTCTAATTCTCCATTAGCCATACGTTCAGCATGTTTCATTTCGGCAACTGATTCTAGTTCTCTTGTTTTTCTTCTATTAGAAGCAATACTCATTCCTGTTTTTATGATTCCCGGAACAAGTTTCGATGCTATACTAATCCACATATTATTTTCCTATAATTATAGATAAAATAAAAAATATTATTAAAACAATCCATTGTTTTTTATTAAATGTTTCTAATAATCTAATTTTTTTTTCTATCATTTTGTTAATAAATTTATTGAACATTAATATCCTCCTTATGCAACCATTCTTTTAAATTAAATCCAGGGCAATTAGGTTTATTTTCTTGTATATCGCAGTGACCTACTATTTCTACAATATTAGGATTTGTCATTTTATTTCTTTTTATTAAATCTTTTAAAGATAAAAATTGTTGTAATGTAAAATTATTTTCCGGTCCACCATCTTCTGCCATACCACCAATTAAACAAATACCTATACTTTTAGAATTAGCCGCAGGTGCGTGAGCACCTTGAAAAGCCTCTGGTCGTCCTACTTCTACTAGACCTCCTCTTTTAATAATATAATGGTAACCTATATCATCCCAACCATTATCGTCTACATGCCATTTTTTAATTTCAGTAGCTCCTATATCCATTGATGCTTTTGTTGCAGCACAATGAACTACGATCATTTCTGTTTTTTTTCTTAACTCCATTCAGCACTCCTTCTAGGTACTATTCTACACTTTTTTTTGACCAAGTCTACACTCAATATTTGTACTCTATGGTCTTTAATTCTAGGTGATCTAGAAATAATACTACCATCTTTTCTTCGACCTACATGTTTTACATCAAAATAAGAACTTTTTAAAGTTTTAGGATCAATAGCAATTATATCTATTGGTGATTGAGTTTGTGAACCTTTATAAACATAAAAGCCTTGTTCTTGTAACCAAACTACTGCCAGGTTTTCACAAAGACAACCTTTATTTTTTTGAATCATACAAGTAATTCTATTAAAGTCATTCCTAATCCACTAATTATTAATGCAGCCGCTCCTATAAGTATTTTTTCTAATCTATTAATTTGGTCAGCTAATCCGTTTATTTTATCGTGAGTTTGCTTTTGCATAATTCTACAAAGCTTTTCATGATTATCTAATCTAACTGCTGTTGTACTTTTTTTCATTAATTTAATTTTTCTTCAAATTTTTCTTTTTCTATGTTTCTCTCTTTAGTTTCTTTATCTTTTTCTAAAGCATCTTTTGCTTTATCATAAGTTAATTCTTTAGCTTTACCGAATACGGCTTGTAAAGCTTTTATTGCATATTTTGCTGTAACATCAACTGGAAAAAATATATCAGCATCGTCTTTCATACGATCATCATCACCTTCAAATTTATCTTCTAGATATTCTTTTTGAACTAATGGGTTTCTAAAAGGATTAAATGAAAACAATTTTCTTGCACCAGCTCCTCTATTTAATCCTAAATTTCCAATATCAATAGCTTTATTAATTGCTTTCGATGCAGCTTCTAAAAAAGCACTTCTTTCTTTTTGTGGTAGTTTAGTCATCCATCTAGGATAATTACCTGCTAAAAAGTTTTTCTGTGCAGCTTCAATAAATAAACCATAATCATTAAATAACATTAAATTGTCTTGACTTAATCCAAACTTATCTAATAATCTTGATGCACGGTTAAGTATTAATCTTTTATGGTTTAATGGTCCGTAAATCATATCAATAAATAAAGCAGCATTCTCTGTAGCTTTTTTTATACTTACATCGGTAGCTTTAGCTAATTTAGTAGGGACTTGTAACATTTCTAATACATCAGCAATTTTTCTCATAGTTGTAAAAAATTCAGGACTATATAATTGTAAAAGAGCTGATCTATTATTATTTAAAAAAATATTCATATTAGCACCATTAATAGTTCCTGTTCTTTGAGCAGTTCCTCCTATCATTTGTGCAACTCTATTTGTAACAAAACCTTCACCTGTTACATCTTTCATCATTCTTGATAAAAAAACTTGTCTAATTTCTTTTACTGTTTGAGTTGGTAAAGCATTTAACAATTTAGTAAGATTAGCTGTTTTAGTAAAAGCTTTAGAAAGAATAAACTCTACTATTTCACCTGGTCCTGAATTACTTAAAATACTCCAGTTGTCTATACCTGGTAAAAATTTAGCAACACTTGCATTTATATCATTAACACCTTTAAGTGAATCATCAATAACTCTAAATACACTATCTCCACTTTTTGAAAGTTCTTTATATAATTTTTTGCCTAATAGTGATTCATAGTTGCTACCAAATTTTTTAAAAAATTCTTTATGAGTCATTTCAGCTACATTGTCAGCGCCTGGAATAACTTTATTAAAATAGTTTCTTAATAGGGCTTGTTTAATTCTTTCAACAGTAGGAGGTGGAACTAATTTTTTTTTAATTAAATCACCAAAAGCCATAGCTTCAGCTCTTGCATTATCTGTATCATCAACTAATCTTTTAAATAATTTGTCTTTACTATATCTTAAATTTTCAGCACCTTCTTTAGTTGCACTACTTCCAAAATCTTTAGCAAAATTTTTAAAGAAAGTCATTCTTTTTAAATTTTGTAATTCTAATTGTTCTGCAAATTCTTTAGCTAAATTAGTATCACCTGATTCTGCAATTGCTTTACTTATATTTTTATTAATATTTTTACTTAATTGTTTAAAAGCACCTACAGATACAGCATTTTCTGTAGTTTCAATTAAAAGATTAGTTGCATTTTTTAAAGTAACTAAATCTTTTAAATTTATATCTTTTTTCTTTTGTAATTCTTTAAAACCATTTTTAACATCTTTTAATAAATCACCTGTTTTTTGAAATCCACGTTTGTTAAATATTTCAGCTAATTGAACTAATACATTATTAGCTCTAATTTTTGCAGCATTTGCTTTTGAAGTTTTTTTAGTAATTGTTTTTTTAGTTTTAGGAAATAAACCTTTTCTAAATGTAAATTTTTTAAGATCATTTTCCATTATCTTAATGGCAGTGTTCACATTAAATTTTAAAGGAGTTGTATTTTTTAATACTCCATTTTCTATATTTTTATTTAGGACAGATAAACGAGCTTCAAGTGCTTTATATGTATCATCTAAAGTAACACCAAATTCATCTAAATATCTCCCTGCTGCATCATCTACAAAAGATTTTTCAAATTTAATTAAGTTTTGTGAGTTTTTAAGTAAAGCTAACTCTGCTTGTTTTATTCCTACTTCAGCTTGTCCTACTATTTGATTTTGTATATTTTGAATAATTTTATCAGCTTGTTTATTACCTACCTCAGATACATTAGTTGTTTGTTTTATAATTTTATCTTCAATAGCTTTAAAATTTGCTTTAGTTTCTAATTTAGTAACTTCGTCAGCCAATAATGCTTTTTGTGCAGCACTACCTTTTTTTATTAATTGATCAGAGTTTAGAATTGCTTTACCGACTGCTACCGCAAAATATTCATCTACTTCTGTTTGAGTTAAGTTAAAATCTTTTTTCATTGAATCTTTAACTTTATTTACTTCTTCAAATATTCCAGAGTTAGTTCTACCTTTTGTTTCGATAAATTCTTTAATAGTACTTGTACTTAATTGATTTTTTCCTAATATTGTAGGTAGTATTAGTTTTGCACCAGTTAAAAATAATCCTGTTGCTGCAGCATCAATTAATCCATATTTAATTGCAGCAGCTTTAGCAACTTCATCAAAATCTTCTGGGTTAGGATATAAATCTTTTTGTAAACCTAACTTATGGTAACCATACATTAGTCTTGCATATTCTGTTAAGCCAGCTGCTACAGCAGAACCAGCAACAGTACCTGCTGGACCAGCATAACTTCCAAAAGTACCAGCTATAATTGAAGCAACGATAGGAGCACTATCTGCCGCAGCATCTTTTAAATCGTCCATAGATATTTTAGGAGAATCAACTGCTGAAAACATATTAGTTCCACCTAATTCTTTTGGTATTCTGTAAACTAATCCCTCTTTCTTTTTACCATCGTATTGTAATGTAACTGTTTTAACTTCTATATTATCTAAATGTTTAGCTAAAGTTTCTTTATCATATTTGCCTGAGTTAGTAATTCTTTCAACAAGTAAATTTTTAATATTATTTTCTTTAAATTGTGCACCATCTAAACCAAATCCTAATTTAAGTCTTATGTCACCTTTTATTTCATTTTCTTTATCAGCATTATATCCATTAAGTTCATACAAAAGTTTAGTAGGTATATAACCACCTTTAGTTTCTATACCTACACTATCAACAAGTATTTGCTCTGATATTTTTGTAGCTTCTGGCTCTGATTTTTTAATTAAATCTAAATCAATACCATTATTAGCTAAAAATTCTTTTTCAACTTCGTATTCAGATTTACCTTCAAAATCTATTTTTTTAGTTTCTACTGGTTCACCTTGAATTATTTTTTTTGCTTTTTCAGGTTCAACGTCTAATTCTAATAATCTATTAAAATCTTTTAGTTGTTCATCAGTAAATTTAGTATCGGCAACTTTAATTTCTTGTTCTTTTTCTACTTTAATTTCTTTATTATTATCTTCTAATTCTATCTTATCTTCTAATTTTACTTCGTCATTATTATCTTCTAATTTTATTTCGTCAGTTTCAGATAAAATGTCGTTTGGAAGTTTAATATCTTTTTTAATAATTTTTTCGTTTTCAACCATATCATTTTAACTATTTTTTCTTTTGATTCTTTTTCGTAATTTCTTCTATCTCTTTTTCTTTATTTTTTTGTGCAGTTTTAAAGACTGTAAATGAATCTAATTTACCTTCTAGTTTTTGAGCTTGTAAAGTTTGATAATAATAAGCTGTAATGTAACCAGCATCAGTTACATCTTTAGCACTGCCAAATAGTTTTTCTAAAGTTGCATCGGTAACTTTATTTTCTTTTCTTAATTTTTCAGCAATCATTTTTTCTGACATTAAAATAGATTTTCTTTCAAATTGTTGATCACCTAACTCAAAATATTTATATGCTAAATCTTCACTTTGCATAGCTATATCATTAGTTGCCATTTGTGTTGCGATTAATCTAATTAAAGCATCTGGTCTTGTACTTATATCTCCTTTAGTTTTTAATAAAGTATCAATATCTTTATTAGAAACAGGATAAAGTTTTTTAACGTCTTGAACTACTTGCTCAAAAGTTGCCGCTTGAAATAGATCATTAAATATATTTTGATCTTCTAAAGTCATTTGTGTATAATTTTCATCAGCAAATTTTTTAGCTAAAGCATCATATTTATCTCCTAAACCTAATTCTTGTAATATACCTTTTAAATCTTTAAATGTTGCATTAAGAATTCCTGTAGGTAACTCACCATCTTTCATAGCTACAGTTCTTGCAAGATTATATCTTTCAACAATTGACTTACTTAAATCTTTTTTAAGTTTTAAATCATCTTTATATGTTTTAAAACTTTCTACAAGTAATTCTTCACCAGGTGAAGGATATCTTCTAGGTTCTTTTTTCTGCGCTTTTAATTTAGCAATCTCTTCTGCACTAAACATTTTTTCAGCTTTAAGTAATCCACTTGCAATAGATCCTAAAGGAGATTTAGCTTGTGAAATAGGTTTTATGCCAGATGATTCATTAATAATTTGTAATCCTCTTATAAAGTTTTTTCTTCTTTCAGGATCAGCGGCAACCTCGTCTATTCTTTTAGGAACTTCTTTAGCTATATTTACAAAAGATTTACCTACACTTTTAGTAAAAGCACTTAAAGAAGAATTATCAATATCTATTAATTTTTTATCTGGTCTATCTAAACCATCTCCTAATTTAATTTTAAGAAGTTCGTTTTCTTTTTTTAACTCAGGTACTAATTCAGCTAATCTTTTATTTCTATTATCGTCTTGTTCAAAAGTAGTACCAGTCATAACTTCAAAAGCACCACCTAATTCATCATCGTTATTATATCTAAACATTGCCGTACTATTATCACCGACCATATATTGTGCATCTGAAAATTCATCATCATTTGGTAGTTCTTCTGTCTCAAATGTTTTTTTCACTTCTTCAATTTTTTCATCAGATATATCTTTTGTTTTATCTTCAACTAATCTTTTTTCACCTTCAATTTTACTATCTGTTATTGCGTTTGAAAATTCTTCAAAAGTTAAAGCACCTTGAGGTGGTGCATCTGCTTTATATAATTCGTATTTTTCTTCAAGAGTTGCCATTATACTTCCTTAAATTGTACATCTAATTTAGAGTAATCAACCATTAAATAACCAAATTGATTAGGCGTAGATGCATGTGGTACTTGATGAGCCATAACACCTTGATATGTTTTATCATCACCTTTATATTTAAAGTTATAAATTTTAATTCCTTTAGGAGATTTACCTACTAATTTAATATCTTCTTTTAATCTTATATCTGAAAGTTGATATGCTGACATTGCTGCACCTGCCACTTGACCAAATACACTAGGCCCAGCAACTGGTGTTGTAGTGTAACCAGTTCTTTCTTCTCCATAACTTCTTATAGGAGCACCTGATAAAGCACCAATCATTTGTTTAACTTGATTACCACCAAATTCTCTTTCTTCTATAAAGTCACGATATCCTTCTGCAAGTCCTGCTTGAGCAATACCACGAGCTTGTGTACCAAAACCAGCTAGGCCTGCTGATGCTTGTTGCAATGCACCAATTTGATTTTGTGCTGCACCTAATTTAGCACCAAGCCCTGACATCTGTGCTGATCTATCTGCCATAAATCTATTAGCACCAGATTCAAAACCAGCTTGTCTTAATCTAGCTGTAGTATCTGCTACACTATCTAAATATCTTTCTTGTCCTAAAACATTTTCTATTGCTGCTCTTGATCCACCAAAAGCTCCAGCACCTATTGCTGCAGCATTTAATGATTTTCGACTTTGTCCATAAGCTTCTCCTAAATCACCTAAAGCTCCTTTTACAACTTGGTCTTCATATGGATTAGCATAAGCACGAGCAGTTGCAGTATCATAAGTTCTAGCACTTGCATTTGCTATTTCTTGACCTATTGCAGCTAATTGTCCTGATTGAGGTACTATTTGATTTTGATAAATATTTCCTGCTTGTATTTCATAAGGATCAAGTTGTGCAATACGTTGACCAGTATAAGCTTGATAAGGTTTACTAAACTCTCGTTCACCTCGTCTTAAAGTTCTTTCTTGAATTTCTTTAAAATATTCAGGTATATCGTAGCTAGTTTGAGACTGCGATGGTGCCTGAACTGTTGTTACACTTGGTTTGAAAATACTACCCATTGACTATATAAGTTCCTCCGATAACTTTAAATCCTAATTTATTAAAAGCTTTATCTTTTCTTTCAACGTCTTTACCTTGAAAAATTTCGCATATCGCAGTTACTTTATTTGCTAGTGCGTATTCTTTGAAAACTACCATTATAGAACGAAATATCCTAAAATTTCTATGTTTAGGATTAACATGTAACCATAAAGTTCTCATAAACTTTTTGTCACTATACCATGTTTCATCGACTGTTGCAGCCAATGTTCCCACAATAATATTTTCATGTTCTACTACTATAACAAAACTATTCTTAATGTAAAATACTATATTTTCAAGAGCTTTAGTATTATTAGTGTTTCCAAAGTTAAATGGAGCTTCTGTAAGCCATGTTTTCAGTAATTCTCTTATTCTTACAGCATCTGATATACGAGCTGGTCTTATTAAATATTTATCTTTTTCCATCTTGTTTTATATTTACTCTTAATGTTCCAAATCTCCAATTATCATCTAGATCATTATTTTCTATTTTTATATTAGTTTGTCTTCCTCGAATACGAGTATTCAAAAAACTTGTAGTATTACTAACAGTCAATGTTTCTCCAACTGTCGCAGGATTATTAGGATAATCTTTAACTCTTAATGTAATAGTTGCATTACCAGTTTGGTTTTGAAAATCTGGTATTATTTTATTAATAAAACTAAAACTTTCTCCATCTGCTATATCTCCATCACCAGATTGTATAAAAGCAGGTAATGCAGCACCATCAGCATTTACACCTGATTCTTGAGCATAAATAATACTTCTTCCTTGTGTTACTCCATTAATAGTAGTTATTGTAGTTACATTTGAATTAGGAAAATATTCAGCAGCTAAAGGATTTAATTCAACTCCATTATCTTGATAAGCACTTCTATTCATAGTACCAAAACACCAAGAATTTTCTAGATAATTATAAATAGCATAACGATCACATTGATCCGAGGTGCTAGAACAATAGTACCATATTACTTCAGAGAAGTTAGAATTTTGTCCAGCATAAACTTGAGAGTATTGAGATTTATTAATATCATCAAACACATGATTTAATATAGGACAAGGTATTTCTTGAACTGATCCTGCGTATCTAAAAAATTGACCATCGGACATCCAATAAGCTACGTCATCTACAATTATTGCAGAGTTAAGACCAACAGCTCCACAATCATTACCTAGTTGTCTAAAACCAAATACTAAAGGAGGACCAATAAAAGACATTGATTGCATTGTTGTATCTGTCCATATTAGCATCGTTCCTTTTGCGGGTTTCGCACAACGAATTTCACTTCCTCCTCCAATTCTTTGTGATCCAGCAGAGTTGACTACATTAGGTGACCATTGATTATAGTTTTCTTGATCTGACCAACGTATAAACATTTTATCTTGACTTGCTGTATTTCCAATTTCAGTTTCTGTACCTAAACAAACCACGTGTCTAGTTTCTGTAGATACCATTGAAAGAGTAGAATTAGAAGGAGCATTAGCAACTGCTGTACATCTTT